TTAAATATCCCCATCCTTTCTATTTTCTGAACGATGAACGCTAAATGTACCTTCAGGATAACGAGCACTTAATTTTTCATAGTTAATTTGCATAATTTCTTCAAAGGAAGTATCCATAGCAATACATAGTTGTGCAAAATACCAAAAACAATCGGAACATTCTTTAAGCAAATGGACTTTAGCGTCATCATTAAAAGGTTTTCCTTGCAATAGACATTTCTTAATAATCTCAACTGCTTCTCCCATTTCAGCAGAAGCACCCAAAGCAAATGTAAGAAGATGAGTTAGTTTTACACCTTCCTCATCAAGTTCTTGCATTCTTTCAATAAGTTTATTAAAATCACTACTTGCTGGACTTGTGGTTTCACGAACGAATTCAATATATTTTTTTGTATCGATAATAGACATTAGAATTTAAATCCCTCGAATGATTTTTTAGGTTTTTTTTCTTCTTCATTATTATAATCTTTTTCTTTACCACTGTCAAGTATATCTTTTTGAGCATCTTGCTCTACATCATAGAGTCTCATTTTGGCACGATCAATACCAACAATAAATCTTTTATTGACTGATACATCATTATCTCTATTTTTAATTTGTTTAAACATAACTTGATTTAATTGATCCAACTCATCGGTTCTTATCATACCAATCATAGTATCGGCAGTAGCTGGTAATCCAAAACTATTTTTCGTTAGTACCCCATTACAATAAAATAAATTATCTCCAGAAACACTAATATCTATAGTTTCTTTTATTCCACAATCTTCCACTGAAACTATCTCATCATTATAATCAATATCTTTATCAGTTAATCTATTTTTTTCATCCTTTTCAGTTTCCAACTTAATTAGTAAATCAGTTAACTGAAATAAATCCAAATTGCTAAATCCAGATTGAATTAATTTATTTGCCTTGTATAGGCATTTTTCTTCAAGAACATTCATTTAATATTAATCCTCTTAAATAATTTATTTTTTCTATCAGATTGTCATCATTCCAAACATAGTATATCATATATCCACGAGAAATTGCAAGTTTTTCTTTTAATTCTTGATATTGCAAAATCTTATCATAATCACCAATACCTTTCCATTCTTCCCTTTTTCTAGGATGCCAAAATAAATTATTATATTCTATAATTATTTTTTTACTTTTGATGACGAAATCATAAAAATAACTTCTATTATTATCGAAATCCGTCAAAACAAATTCTTTATTTCCAGATATTCCCCAAACGATATCAGTCTTATTTACTCCCCTTTTCCTTATTTCTTTATACAATTTTATCAGAAATCTTAAGGATTCTTTAGATACATGAGTAGTTATTGTTTTTGTTCCGTACCTTTCCAACAGAGTTTTTATTCGTTTATCAACACCATTATGAAATATTTTCTTTCCTTCTTCTTGACCATATCTATTAATATATCTACTTAAAGTATTAGAACATTTATCTAAGTAGGGTTTTCTTAATTCTTCAATTTCTTCATTATCAACAAAACCAATATTTTTCCAATATTCCTTACAGATTGGATTCTGTATTTTATAATTGGATGTTTTTTCGTGTCTTTTTTTAGAGTTACTTGATTGTATTTTTGATATATTTTCCTTTGCTTGAATTTCAGTAAATCCTTTTTCTAACCAATATTCAATTGTCAGATTACTTTTAACTACTGGTTTTGGTCTATTTTTTAGTTTATCCTCATATATGAGAAGTTGGTCTTCACCATATCTAATCTTTATTTTTTTCTTCACACTATTTTCTTTTTTATATTCCATATATTTTTTTTGAATTTCATATGAATATAAAAGAGACAAATCACACAATAGACTAATAGTCCTCATTTTAGAACTATTTGGAAACTCAATTATAGAATCAAGATATTTTTCAATATAACTTGTATTTTGATTAAAAAAATCATATTCAAAATAATGAGAAAACTTTTTATTTCTTTTTAACCAGTCCAATTTATTTTTATAATTACTATATTTTTTCATATATTTATATATAAAGTCTAAGGTATCTCGTTATTATTTATATACCAGCAACAATAGATTTTATAATTATGTGTTAGTATTAAGATAATCCCCAATATTCAATCCAGAATTGAAAGATTTTCTTCCACCATTAGTGGGAAACATGTGTTCTTTACTTACAATAATAGTTTTTCCATTTTTTGTAACTATTTTAATACATTCTTTTTCTTTTTTATGATGAATCATCATCACAGTTTTATAATTATCTTGAGATTTAATTTGATCACCCACAGATACTTCGGAGATTTTTTTAGTATTGCCGTCCCTCATTTGAATAGTCTCATCAACAAATATACATTCTGAGGTATCAGACATATCCGGGTCAGAACTATTATACCCACTGCGAGTAAGTTGAGTAGCAGTCCATAATGGAAAATTGTGTTCTACTGCCAATCCACGAAGTTCTTCGGCAATCGATTTGACAATAGTATATGAGTTCGCAGAATAATTTTTACTATACCGACTAGATGTACATATATTTAAATAATCTACAAATAATACATCAGGAACAAAAGATTGCTTTAATGAAAGTTCATTTAGTAAAGTTCGAAAATGACCAGAATGAGCAGATGAAGTTGGATATTCTTTAATAATTAATCTTCCCATTGTTTTTTTCATCAAAGATTTTATTTTATTTTCGAACATTAATTTAGGAAGTCCAGATATATCCCCAATATTAATATTTAATAAATTAGCATCTATTCGTTGGGCAATTTTCTCTTCTGACATTTCAAGAGTAATGTAAAGAACATTTTTCCCCTGCGCCAAAAAAGAAGAAGCAAAATGAGTTAGTGTTAAACTTTTACCTACATTTGGTCCAGCAAGAATTACATTTAAGGTTTTCTTAGATGTTCCACCACCTGTAATTTTATTAAAGTATTCTAAATCAAAGGGTAATTTTTCCTCCTTTCGGTTATAATAATCAAATCTTTTTTCATAGTCATTTAAATAATCGTGTCCTATATTATTATCAAAACCAACTGCCAATGCTTCTTGAAGAATACTGGGAATTGCATCTCTATCCTTTTTATCATTTTTACCATCGGCAATATGTATCGATTCCATCAGAGCAATATAGATTGCTCTGTCACGACACCACTTTTCCGTAGTATCTAATATCCATTGCTTATCGACGGCATCATTATTAAGTTTAGAAAATAATTCTACAATCTCTTTATTTTCAGTTTCCGTTAAATCTCTACGATTTTCAATTTCAATATTGAGTGCTTCCGTTGTAATAGAAGACCCATATTTTACAATAAACTTAACAGTCTCTTCAAAAAATATTTTCTCTGTTCTTTTTTCAAAATATTCTGGTTGAATAAATGGAATAACTTTTCTGGCATAATCTTCATTAAATATCAAGTTTCGAAGAATTGTAATCTCAAGGCGTTCCATTAGTTTAATTAAAGATTTTTTTTATGATGAGGAACATCAAATACAAAGGTAATTCTAACATTATTTCCAACATTTACTGCCCGATGTTCGAGTTTATTATTAAACCAAAAGAGAGTTCCCGGTTCAATGATTACAGTTTCATCCCCTACACTATACTCGTATTTTCCCTGAATTGAAAGGTGATACCTATCCTTTGAGAGATAATAAGTCCCTTCATCAATATGAGATCCAACTTCTTCTCCAACAGGAAGAGCAAGAAATCCACAACGACGAAGTTTTTTAAAATACTTTCCCAAGTAATTAATAATTTCGGTGTGTTTTTCATATGCCGGAGTTTTGATACATATCTCAGTATTGCCAACATATTCATTTTCTTTAGATACTCCACCCATTATAAGTTGTAAGACATCAACAGTCACGGTATATTCTGTTGGATCTAATTGTTCGACATCTACAATATTTTTTTGAGAACCCCAGTCTTCAGGATATTGTTTGAGTTGTTCTAATATTCTCGATACATCAACATTAGTTTTTATAATACGAATATTTTTCATTTACCATAACTAAACTCACCTTTTGCAATTACATCAAGTTTTTCCATTACTTCTGGGTTAAAATACTTTTCAGGATCTTTCAAGATTTCTTTTGCATAGATTTTTTTACCATCCATTTCGTAACGACCCGCAACATTTTTCCACATTCCACCAATCTCACCAAGTTCTAGAAGGCCATAATACTTATCAAGACCACGTTCATCATAAAAAAGACGAATTTGAACCTCTTGATTTTCTTTACTTAATCTTGATTTTTGAGTCTTTGCACGAATTATATTACCAATGACTTCTGTTCCGTCCTTTTCTTTTGATTTAGAAAGGTAGATGATTGTTGATGATGCATATTGCAGACCACTATTGTGAGTTACTACACCATTCTCTAGAATGTAATTCTCATACTTTTCTACTGATATATCATATACATCTCCTGTTCCAACACTTGTGATGGATTTTATTTTTTTAGTTTTCATACTCTTTCTATCCTCAAAATGTTATAGTTTTTTAATAAATGCTCAAATTGGGGTTTAACTAATTTACATCCCAAATGTTCTGATTTGCCCAAATGTGTTCCCAAATACTTGTGTTGACTAAAGATAATATATGTATTATCAGTAAAATAAACTGTTATTGGTTGACTTCTTTTGATTGATATTATATTTTTAGTTTCTTCTGTATGTTTTTTTCCATAGAATGAGTTTTTATTTAATAAATTATATTCTTTATTTTTTATACTAATTATTTTTTTAGTTTCTTCAGTATGAGTTTTTCCATAAAATGAATTATTTTTTCCCATACTATTAAGTCTATTATTT